AGGGTCGGCTATAAACGCTACTGTTACTGTTGAATCTGATACTTCAGATACAGAAACAAATGCTAACGTTGAGTTAGTTACTAACGCACCTATCCCTGCAGGTGGATCGTTAGAAACACTTGGTGGTGGTAAACTAGTATTACAAGAAACTGACGTACTCAAAGTGACATCCGATACGGCTTCGTCAATTGATGTTGCGTTATCAATAATGGAGATATCGTAAGATGGTACAAAAAATACCTGCAAGTGGTTTAGAAAGTGCTGGAGGCAGTTTTAAAAATGTAATTATTAATGGTGATATGAAAATTGCACAAAGAGCAACTTCAACATCTTCTATTACGGGAAATGGTTATCATACAGTTGATAGAATGAACTCTATTATATCAAGTCAAGGCACATGGACACAATCACAATCAACTACTGTACCTACTGGTCAAGGTTTTACTAAATCTTTAAAAATGGATTGTACAACTGCTGATGCTAGTCCAGCCGCAAGTGATATTTTAAGAATACAACAAGCTATAGAAGGTCAAAATTTACAACATTTAAAATATGGAACTTCATCTGCTGAAAGCACAACATTATCTTTTTGGGTTAGATCAAATAAAACTGGAACTTATGTTATTCAATTATTAAATGGTGCAGTTTCAAGACAAGTTGGAAAAACTTATACAATTTCATCTGCTGATACTTGGGAAAAGAAAACTATTACTTTTCCGGGAGATACTTCTACAGCATTAGATAATGATAATTCTGCTGAACTTTATGTTCAATTTTGTTTAGGAACTGGTTCTAATAGATCATCAGGCACATTATCATCAACTTGGAAATCATTTGTAAGTGCAGATCAATTTGCTGGTCAAACAGTCAATCTTGCAGATAGCACATCAAACGAGTGGTACATAACAGGAATTCAATTAGAAGTGGGAGAAATAGCAACAGACTTTGAACACTTACCTTTTGATGTTCAGTTAATGAGGTGTCAAAGATATTGCCAAAAATGGGATTTTACCGCTTCTCCCGGATTCGCAAGTATAGGTCGAACATTAAGCTCTAATAGAGTTGATCTATGGTTTGAACCAAAACTTGAAATGAGAGCAGAGGTTGATGCTATAAGTGATAGCTTAACAACATCGACCATATATAGAGGAGATGGAACAAGGCACGATGGTGTAACTCAAACAGGAACACAATTAACTAACTCAAGCAAGGCGGCATTTGGAGTTAGAAAGACATATAGTGATACCATTGAAGGTGATAATTTAGTATCTTCACAATTTGGAGGCACGTTGATAGCAACGTGTGAATTATAATATGCAAGTAAAATATATCAAAGACCCAGAAACTAATGAAAATGTTAATATAATGGTCACCCATGCAGATGGAACAATTATTCATGCTGTAATTAAAGACGGTACAGAAACTTGGGAAACTGTTAAAGAGTGGGTAGCAAAGGGAAACACAATAGAGGAAGCTGATTGATGGCAAGTCAAGCACAAAAAAATAGTGAAGCCATACAAAGGCTAGATAAGAAAGTTGCATTGATGGAAGCAGACATCAAGATCATTAAAGACAATCATCTGCATACTATTGAACACAAAATTAATATTCTTACAAAAGTTGTTTTAGCTTTATCGTTTATGTTCACAATAGTTTTTGCTGAAACAGTTAAAACATTTATAGACATTATTACATTATAGAGGGGAGACCATATGGAGAAATGTATTCTGGTCATAAGTGACCAGCACATACCCTATCAACACCCACAGATGTTGGATTTTTTAAAAGGGATAAAAAGAAAATACAAACCAACAAGGATCATCAATATAGGCGATGAACTGGATCACCATGCCCTGTCATTCCATGACTCGGATAGTGATTTACCGAGTGCTGGTGATGAACACAGACTGGCACTTAAAACAATAAAAGAAATGGAACAATTATTTCCTAAAATGGATTTAGTACATTCCAATCATGGAAGCCTTGCTTATCGAAGAGCTTTTTCAACTGGAATACCTAAAGCATATTTAAAAGATTACAATGATTTTTTAGAAGTTGGTAAAGGTTGGAAATGGCATGAAGATATAACACTAGATACTCCAACAGGGAAAGTTTATTTTTGTCATGGTAAAGTGGCAAACATCGAAAAATTAGTACAACAATATGGTATGAGTTGTGTTCAAGGACATTATCACTCGAAATTTCTTTGTGTTTATGTCAGCAGACCAGAGGCACTTACTTTCGGTATGAATGTCGGTTGTTTAGTTGATAAAGATTCAATGGCTTTGGCTTATTCAAGAGTTTTCAAAGACAGACCAATTATTGGTTGTGGAATTATTATTGATGGATTGCCAAAATTACTACCAATGAGATTAACAAAAGGCGGTGCATGGGATAAAATAGTTCCATGAAACCATTAAGAATACAAGTTGGTGGCAACCATTATATAAAAAAATATGTAATACAACCTTTTGAGTTTATTTCAAAAAACAAACTCTCTTTCTTTCAGGGAGTAATAATTAAGTATGTTTTAAGATACCAAGATAAAAATGGTATTGAAGATTTAAAGAAAATCATACATTATTGCGAACTAGAAATAGAGAGGTTAAAAAATGGAAACAAATAGACTTATTGGTAGAATATTAAAACTTAATATTGATAATTACAGGGCTTTCGCAAGAGTTGGTTTTGCTCCAACTCCAAACGGAATTACACCGATATTATTTGCAATAAACATAAAACCATTCGATCAGTTAGTTGATAGGGAAGCAAAAGCACACGCAATTTCTATTACAAAAAATTTAGAAAAGGGCGATACATTTGAAAAGATTGCTGAAGATTTGACTAAAGAAAGTATTGTTGGAAATGTTGTTCATTATATCAAAAACAATTTAGAAGAAATCATTGCAAATAAACAACCTGATAAAGTTGTAAAACTTAGCACCGATCCTTATAGGAAAATCAAGTAAAGGAGTAATCATGGATAAAATTTGGGAATATTTAGATATAGCTTGGAACTGGTTGAATTACAAAATCCCAGCTTGGATTGTAATAATACTGGTCGTATTGGCTTGGTTTAGTTAATGGAAGAAAGAAAGTCTACAGACTTCCTCATTATCCATTGTGCGGCTACAAAGCCCTCAATGGATATTGGGCTGAATGAAATAAGAAAATGGCATTTAGATTTGGGTTGGAGAGATGTTGGCTATCATTACATAATACGAAGAAACGGAGAGGTGGAACTTGGTAGGAGCATTCGTGATACTGGCTCACACGCAAGAGGATATAATCATAAAAGTGTTGGTTTGTGCATGGTGGGTGGAATGGCTGAAGATAACTCTGCTGAAAATAATTTTACTGCACAGCAATGGACTGCTCTATTAGATTTAGTAAAACAATTAAAAACTAATTATCCTGAAGCTGAGATAATTGGTCATAACGAAATTTCAGAAAAAGAATGTCCTAGTTTTGATGTTCAGAAATGGAAAGAAGATAATATATGATATTAGATGTTATAAAACTAGCGGTAGGTGCTGGAACACACATAATGACTAACAGGCAAAAAAGAAAAATGTTAGAGTCTGATGCCGCTATGTTACACGCACAAAAAATGGCAAATGGCGAAGTTGAATATCAAGCACAAGTAAGACAATCAAACGACAAAGGGTGGAAGGACGAATTCGTTCTTATTCTCGTAAGTTTACCAATTTTGCTTTTAATATGGTCAGTATTTAGTGATGATCCAATGATACAAGAAAAAATAGATATATTTTTTGATAAATTTTCAAATTTACCTTTTTGGTATCAATCTCTCTTTATTGGAATAGTTGCTAGTATATATGGTCTTAAGGGTGCAGACATCTTTAAGAAAAAATGACAGACATAAAAATAGTCTTACATAATACAATCAACATATTTTCGATTGTTAAAGTTCTTTATACAGTTAAGACGATGGATAGAGCGGTAGGTTGTTTTGAACTTTTAGACACTTATCCAGACTTGAGTTGCACTCACGATTTCGAACAGACACTCAAAGGAACAGTAAGTAATATTTATTCAGGATTAGATATTCAGGGAGAAGTATTTTTAACAGAGTTAG